TTGAATTCCCAACCAACTTGCGGTAGATTTTCTAACAATACCAAAGCTGCCTCCGGGCGGCTTTTTTGTTTCTGGACCCTGCCATTGGCGGGGTTTTTTATTGGCTGTCGGGAGTTGAGATGCCATTGAAAGAGCCGGAGAGCTGGACACAACTCCAATCCATAGGCCTTGCGCTGATGGCGATTTGGGGAGGACTGGTGACTTATATCATCGATATTCGCAAAAAAATCGTCCCTTTCGTTGGGTAGAAGCGCTGATGCAAATCATCGTCTCTGGATTTGCGGGCGCATTGTGTGCTTTGGCCGCGATGTACTTTGAATGGCCGCAAGAATTGGCGGGGTTTGCTTGTGGTATCAGTGGTTACGCTGGCTCGCGGATCCTTGCCATTTTTGAGCGCAAATTTATTAGCTCTATCTCAAATCAGCCTTAAACGCCGAATGCTTTGTATTGCCCTCACATGCTTGGTTGGATGTGGGGGCTTTTTATTGGAGAAACGTCATGTTTGATGTGGTGTTCGAACGTCTCATGCCCCACGAAGGTGGCTTTCAATGTGACCCCAAAGATCGCGGCAACTGGACTGGAGGACGTGTCGGCGTTGGTGAGCTTAAGGGCACCAATCGTGGTATTGCCGCGATGACTTACCCACATCTTGATATCAAAAACCTCTCTTACGAGCAGGTGAAGGCGATTTACTTCGAGGATTGGTGGCAAGCACTCGGTATGGCGCGTTTTCGTCCGGCGATGCAATACCAACTCTTTGATGCTGCGGTGCAGCATGGTTGGCATCGTGCCGTAAAAATGCTGCAAAACGCAGTGGGTGAAAAGCCTGACGGCATTATCGGTCCGAAGACGTTGTTGGCGACACAAACTATGGATCTCAATGACCTACTGATGCGCTACATCGCCTATCGCATCACGTTTTACACCAAGGTTTCGACCTTCAACGAATACGGGCGAGGGTGGATGCGCCGAGTCGCGCAGTGCTTGCTGTTCGCCGCAGTGGACAATGACCTTTAAGGGGATTTTATGGACAAGCTAGGTCTTATTTTTAAAAACCGAAAAGTGATCCGAGCGTTGGTAACGTTATTGGCGGCATTGATGCTGTCATTAGGCTACCAGATATCGCCGGAGTTTCAGTCGCTGGTGTCACAGGCGGTGTGTGAAGTGATGGAATGTATCGAGTAACACGATGAACGAGTTGTTATCCCTTTTGATGAGGCTAGTGAATGCAATTTTGGATTCGATTAATCGGTCGCGTAAACAAGCGGCAACCGATTCTCCTAGTGAGCATATTGCTAATGGTGGTCTCGTGCAGCGCAGTGAGAAAACCTTCGCCGATGTGGCCAACCAACCTGACCGTGATTGAGCTAGCCGATGGTGGACTTTGCCTTGACCGAGCTTCGGCAGAAAAGCTTGCCGCTTTTAAAGCGGAATTAGAGTCGTTGTAAGTGGGAGTATTGATGAAAAGTACCGCGCATGAACTCACGGTATTGGTGGATAAATCCAAGCCGTTTCGTTCATTATTGGTAAAAGCTGAGGAGGGTGGCTCCGTCGAACTGCAATATGAGCTCGATGGCGAGCGCATCACCGCACAAACTTTTACTGCGACAGGTCACTATGAGCTGGTGATCTTGCGTAGCGGGTACCTTGTTCCAAACAATGCCCACTTTTCCTTGGTGTAAGCATGGTCGATCAACAGCCTCTTTGGGTGCGCCGAGTCTTGGTGAGCCGCGAACGCTACGCCCCATATTTTGATGGTTTAACGCAATATGCAGTATTGGATAAACCTATGGTTTTCACTGGTGATTTTGATATTTCTATTGAGGCCGAAGGGTTAAGAAACGACAGTTTTCAAGCGCTCTTTTCTGGAGAGACGGTCGATAACTTCTTTCGATTGCTCCAAGGTGGCAGTGGGATCCAGTGCTATATCGGTGGTGCGATTGTCTCTTGGTTGACCAATCAATTTGATGCGTCTAAGCCTCATCATTACCGGCTGAAACGGGTGGGGTCAGTGGCCTCAATTGGGGTTGATGGCGAATGGAAAGTCAGCCGTGAAGGTATTCAAACGCCGCTCACCGTAACTCGTATGATGCGCTCTTGGACCACTTCACTTTTCACAAGAGGGCAGATCCGCGAGCTCATCATTCAAGGGGCGGTGTATCCCTTAGATCAGAAAGAGAGTGCCATTCAAAGAAGCCAGCCAGATAACGGCAATTCGCTGACCATTATCAACCATACCAAAGCGATGTGGAGACGTGTGTGAGCCTCTATCAGATGTATGCTTTTCTTTCGATGCCCGAGTGGCAAATGCGCTTTAAATCCCGATTTCCTGATGCGGTTGAGGTTCAGGGCTATAAACTGGCGGTGTTTTTGAATACGGGAAAGGAGGTGCTGATGCGTCAGGCGAGCCAAGCTGTCGAACTGGAGGCGAGCGCCATTATCACCGCACTGGCCACACAAAGTCACGCCTGCATGATCTGTGATTACGCAGCCGCCATGCAGGTTTGCCAGCATTTCGAGTCCAGAGACTATTAGCCCCCATTAGTATGCAGTGCCGAGCCCTGTGCTCGGCTTTGTTGTTTTTGTCGCTAAGCGTTTTTTCGAGAGCGTTTAACCGCACAGACAGCGATACGTCTAATCAAAGGAGTCACCATGAATACCCATCAAGACACGATTGCCGTCACTGGTAATGAAACATTGGAAGAGCTGGAAGCTTTGCTGGAATCGATGGAAGCGGAAGAAAGTCGCCCAATTGTAGAGAAGGAACAAGGCGCTGACGAGCACCTTGCTCCCTCTTCACAATCGCAAAGCGTGGAAGGTTTAGACGGCGATACCGATGCAGCCTCGCCAACTGCAGAGCCTAACGCAAAGCCAGACGGTATTCTTGCCAAAGACCAAAAGCACATTATCCCGATGGAGGTGCTCGAGCGAGAGCGGCAAGAAAAAGCTCAGCTTCGCCAAGAGCTTGAAGAGTTAAAAGCGCATTCAGCGCAGCTTGAAAAAGCGCAGCGCATGATTGATGTGCGAAATAAACAACTCGAGGAATTGGGCGTTGCGCCGGCTGACTTACCCGAAGATGTCACCATTGATGAAAAAAACTTGCCGCGTTACAGGAGGATTACCCCGAGCTCGCACCCTTCTTTTTGGCTATGAATAACAAAATTGAGGCGTTGGTTTCCAGTGGCTCGATGGCGGCCTCGACCACACCACCGGAGACTGAAAGCGCCGCGCCAGTCGACAACGCTGAGTTGACGACCGCGCTAAAAGCAAACGCGGATTTGCAGTCGTGGATGAGTGAAGGTGGCGCGCGTTGGAATGCCGCGCAGCAAATTGATGACCATTTGGCTTCAAGTTCTGAATGGGCGAATCGAAGCTACGCAGAGCGATTTGAAGAGGTCAGTAAGCGGGTACGACTGGCGTTTGGTGATGATCCTAAATTGTCAGCCCAAGAGGCTCTGAGCGCGGCGCAAGAAGCAAGCCGTAAAGCGAAAAACGCTTTGCCTGCATCACCGAGTGAGCTTGGCAATACTCATCGCACGGGGGATTCCGATCTGATGAACCGGGTACAGAGTGCTAATCACGAAGAGCTGGGTAAATTGTTTGACTCTCTCAGTGAAGCTCAAATCGAGCAACTGCTTTATAACGCTGGATTCTAAACCCGTTTTTCAAACACTAAGCCTCAGCTGACACGCTGGGGCTTTTTTATTGGAGTGAAAGTATGACGACCATTACTGACGGCGTGAAGTTACAGGAAACTGCGCTGTTCAAAGCGACCCTGCGCAATCGCTCGTTTACCAATATGTTGACCGAAGATGCGCCGCAGAGTGTGACCAGTAATAAAAAAGGCAATGAGCAAACCTCACCTCATGCTCCGATTGTACGCTGCGCCGACTTAAGTAAATCGGCAGGGGATGAGGTAGAAATGCAGATTGTGCATGGTTTGACGAAAAAGCCGACCATGGGCGATCGCCGAATTGCCGGGCGGGGTGAAAGTTTAGAGTTCGCAGACTTCTCACTGAAAATCAACCAAGGCCGCCATCAAGTGGATTCTGGCGGTAAGATGACGCAGCAAAAGACTCGCCATCCACTGCGTAAACTCACTCGAGCTTTACTGCCGGATTACGTGAATACGCTGCAAGATCAGGTTACGACAGTGCACCTTGCCGGAGCGCGGGGGGATTATGCGACCGATGACATCATTGTGCCTTTAGAAAGTGATACTGAGTTTGCCGAGATCATGGTCAATGATGTCTTGCCGCCAACGTATGATCGCCACTTCTTTGGGGGCGATGCGACCTCCTTTGAAGGGCTCGATGCGGCGGATATTTTCTCGATTGAAACACTGGATAATATCGGTCTCTATCTTGAAGAGATGCCACATCCACTACAACCAATCCGTTTTAATGACGACAAGATGGCGGGCGATGAGCCTTCTATTTACTGAGTGTTACCCCACGTCAATGGAGTGACTTCTATACCTCAACCTCAGGTAAAGATTGGCAAAACCTCACTGCGAATGCGATTTCCCGATCGCGTAACTTTAATCATCCGGTGTTTCGTGGCGACTGTCTGATGCGGGGCAATATCTTGGTGCGCAAATACAAAGGTATGCCGATCCGTTTTAATCCTGGTTCTGTTGTCTCGATTTCCAATAACGATAAAGCAGCCAGTGTGCGTCAAGTCAATGCAGCCACCACCATAGATCGCGCCATGTTACTCGGTGGGCAGGCGTTGGCATACGCGTGGGGGAAAACGCAAGGTGGCCAATCCTTCCGTTATCACGAGGAAGATGTGGATGCGGGTAACCGTACCGAAGTCACGGTGTATTGGATGAATGGCTCCAAGAAAATTCGCTTTAAAGACAAAACGGGTCGCGTGAACGATCACGGGGTGATTGCGCTCGATACGGCTGTGAACCTGTAGTGGAGTAAAAGTGAATGACTCATCGACAAAGTGAAACCTTTAACAACCGCGTCTACGTTGGGGCGCACGGCAATTTATCGCTTGAAGAAGGAAAACTCAGTGCCAAAAACACGCCTATCGATACGGTATTTGCTGTCTTGGAGCTGCCGATAGGTTTAAAGCTGACGGGGGTACGTTTGGTGACTAATGGGCTTGGTGCCTCGGTCAGCGTCGATATAAAAGTCAACGATATCGCCTTAGCGCTTGGGGAAGCGGTCGCCAATAAAGTCGCGAAGCAGATCCCGATCAAGCCCGTGTACCTCAAAGAAAGGGGCATCCTGAACGTCACCATTAAAGGTGGTGTCGCCACAGGCGAGCTTCTCATCTTGCCGGAGTACGTCAACGTTGGGTATTAAGCCCAGCCACTGTAGAGAGGGAGGCCAAGAGCCTCCTTTGATTTTTGGGAGAGAGTGATGACGCATAAAATTGCTGTGGTCTATATCGGGCCTAAGCCGAAGAAAAAAGACACGGTCGCTGGCTCTAGGCTGGTGTTTCCGCGCCATAAGCCGGTGTTAGTTGAACAAGATTTGGCTTATCAACTACTGGATTTTCCGAGCGTATGGATAACGGAAGAGGAGTTAGAGGATCATCTGAAGCTTCTTGATGAAAAGGCCCAAGCGATCGCTCATCAACGGGCAGTGCAAGAAGCAATGCAGGAGGCAGAAGAAAAAGCGGCGTCCATGGTTGTCATGCTAAATGGTGAGGAGTTGGATCTCGATAAGCTCAACTCAGCCAAGTTAAAGACGCTGATCGCTGCCAATGAACTCGATATAGCACCCAAAGGCGCGCAGGAAGAGGTGACAGAGTTTCGAGTACGAGTGCGCGATTATCTGCGTCGCATGAGTGAAGAGAGTGAACCGGCAAACCTCGCGGAGTGATTATGGAAACCGTCGCTATCGAACAGTTTGTGCCTACCCTTCGACAATTGGTCAATGTCGCACTTGCGCCATTACTGCACAGTGCTTTGCTGCAAGCTGGGCAAGAGTTTTGCCGAGAAAGTGTTCTTGTGCGTTACACGAGAACAATCGACAGGGTTAGTGCGCACCAAGTGGTCGAGATTGTGGGTAGCTCTGAGTTGAATTCACCGAGTGTTGGTCGGTACACCACCGCTGAGTTGATGGCGGTGGTGGATGATAAAGGCTCGGCATTAATCAAAGGTATTGATTATCTGCAAACCAGTCGTGATGAGCTGCGCTTTCTAAGAGAGGGGGAAGATCTTTTCATCCACTGTGCGATAGAGCCACAACGTGACTCACAGACCTTACCCAAAGTGCTTTGGGATGAGTATGGCCAAGCGATCTGTTATGGCGCAGCCATTGTCTGATGTTGCAACCCGATAGTGATTGGCACAATCCATCGCTGGGTCGTGAGTATCGAACGTGGTTTGTTGAGGCGATCCGCTGCGCTAAGCGTTTTGGTTTAGAAACGGGTCAACAACAGGCCTTTACCAATCCGGTACGTCAACGGGAGTTCTTCTGATGAGCGTCACCATTAAAGGGCTTATTGATCGCGTTGCGCGCGATCTCATCGATGTTCGACATGTGCGCTGGTCGCGCCCTGAGTTGATGGACTTTGTGAATGATGCCATTTCAGCCATGGTGATTCGCCGGCCTGATTTATCTCGAACAACGGCGATGATCGAATCAAGTTCTTATCAGGTCAGTCTACCGGCGGATGCCTATCAAATTTTGGCGGTCAACCACATCAATCAACAGGCGGCGCAGTTTGTGAATATTCATAAACTCAATCAACTCTATCCAGAGTGGCGTAAAACCGCAGGGGTACCTGTTTGTTGGACGCGTAATGAGCTCGATGAAACCACCCTGTTTTTATACCCGTCGCCTCAAGCACCAGTCAATGTAGAGCTGGTTTACTCACGCACGTTACAAGTGGCGAGCGAAAGCGATGCCTTTCCACTGCCTGAGATCTATTTAGGGGTAGTGTCGGATTTTGTGATGTACCGAGCCTATAACAAAGATTCGCAAAATCCTGCAGAAGGCCAAAAGGCTCAGTTGCATTTACAAGCCTTTGCCACCGCGTTGGGCGATAAGACGGCCACCGATAATGCTAAGGCGCAGATGATCCTGAGCAGTGAAGGGGCACGTTAATGAGTTCGCCGTCGATGGAAGCACTGGTGAAAACGATTGATGCGCTCGAGAAATCCACCGCAGAGCTGGTGGATCTATACACTCAAGCGCTCTTTGGTGTGGATTCGAGTGCCCATGTGCTCAGTAGTAACGTTAACGCAAAAGCGCTGCAAGTGGCTGAGAATGCTCTCATCACGACGGCGAAAGCAAGAGAAGCGGCGCTATCGGCGCACATTGCCACCGAACAAGCCTCACTCTCTGCGCTGCATGCCGACCGCTCTGAAGCGGCGACGCAGATTGCGGTGATTCATGTTTCGCATTTAAAAGCGCTGCCGACCTATGAGCTGACTGACGGGAAACAGTTTTCTGTCGCGGGGTTTTACGCGGGGAGTTATGCCGGTGGCGGCTTCTTTGTGTTCGATAGTGAGCGAGATTTCTCGGAGCATAATGGCGCAGAGGTCATAGCACTGGATGCACTAAAAGCTTGGGATGGCGAAGAGCAGACGGTAAACACATTTTTAAGTTGGTCGGGTGTGGGTCAAGGTTGCTTTGTGCAAATCGGTACGCAAACTCTGTATGCCAGCCAGTTTGTGACAGATCCCGATGATCCTGTCTCGGTCTATCGAGGACTAGATAGGCTCAATAAGCAGGTGACCCACGGCTCAATCATATATCTGGATAGGCCGATGGTCGCGCCGAGTTCTGCACTCATCATCGACAAAAATCAGGTCAAAGTGATTGGTGGAGCCCTGACTCGAACGCTTGGCGCGACCGAATACCCATTTTGGGTTGGTCGCGCGGATATCCAAGTCGACGGAGTCACTTTTATTGGTCTTTCCTTGACAGGTGAGCGAGAGGTCAGCAATCCGCAGTGGGGTAAGCAAGGGGTATATATTCGTCGGGCCACCAATACGGCTTTTATCGGCTGTCAGTTTAAAAAAGTGGGGGATGCCGCAATTCGACTGGCCGCGTCTCTCTCTAGCCATACTGTGGAGGGCGCTTTAGAGTCGCGAACCGACGGGGTTCAGTTGATTGGTTGCGTCTTTGAAGATTGTACGCAGGTAACCACCAATAACACGGGTGCGCAGAGTGTGATTTTCAGTGGCTGTGTGCTGCGGCGCATTGGCTCGGTGAAGTTCACACAAAGAAATTTGGTCAAAGGCAAACCCAGTCTGCTCATTGGCTGCTTATTTGATGATGTGTCAAAAATTGTCGAGGTACAGGGTGGAGGCAATGTAGAGATAGTCAACTGCTCTGGGACAGCAGAAATGCTGATTGCCGCTTACCCAAACGCTTCCACCTTTGTGACTGGACAACCTATTCCTTACGGCAATATCCAAATTCGCGGGGGCAGCTTTGTATTGAGCTGCCCATCAGGGAGCGCCTGTTATCTGGAAACCCTCGACTCTCCCAGTGGGGAAAGAGTGGTTAACTACGGCTCAGTAGCCATTTTAGGTGCGAAGCTAACTTCGTTAAATCCTCAAGCCCGATTGCTGCGTGCGCACGCCAATCCTTCGGTCACGGCCTCAATGCATCCCAATATTCGCGTGGATGGATGCCAGTTGAATAACTTTCTTGGTGATGGATTGGTCAGTGTGAGTCACAGCGTGGTGGATGAGTGGTCGATAGAGATAGCGAATAACCAGTGGGATGAGGTGAATCGCGTGTTGGTGGCTGAGTTGAGAAGTGGTGGAGCTTGGTCCATCGATCTCTCCAATAACCGCGGCAAAGTTCGTCTAGGTACCCACAGTATTGCTCGTGCTGCTTTGGGGCGATTACTCAAAGTTCATCGTAATCGCTTGGAATGCAGCTCGAATGAGGGCAACAGTTTTGCCTTCTTTGATATGGCGTTCTTCGCGTTTGCCTTGGAATTGACCGAAAACGAGCTAGATGTTTCCCAGTATTGGCGACCTGTTTGCGCCTCATTTGCCCAGCCCAGTACTTCGGGATGCACCCTGAAAATGGGGGGGAATAAGCTTTATCTACCTGCCTTGGGGTCAGAAGGTACGCTGCCAAGACCTGTGTATGTCAGTGCTGGTACGGGGATAGGTTGGCAGGGCGTTTTACAATGTTACCCAAGTTATGTGTTTGGAGAGGGGCGCAAACTCAGGGCGGAAACGGCCAGTGGCCTCAGTTTTTCGGTGATTGAATTTGAGTACCTCTGGGTGGGTAAAGAGTCGAGCCGCCGATTACTGAAAAGAGTCTTTGCGGAAAACATCGCAGGCGTCAGTGGTGCTTGGCGAGTCGTTGAGGTGTACAGCGATGGCGTGGTGAGAAGCCATGGCCGGCACCAAAACCAAACCTCCAATGATTTTAACCTTTACTTTCCCTTTTCTGGGTCGACTTTATTGGCTGAGCCATTCGCGCCGCAGATCATCCTGAAGAGCCTTGCTTACCTTATTTTGTGCAGCCGATCAGTAATGGGTTGGTCGTCAGATTTATGAATTTAGCGGGTCAAGGCGTTTCGCCATGGTTTCGTTATTCGGTGGAATACAAGGTGAGTCTGAATGAGCTGGCGAACTGGACTGGCGGTAGTTAATGCAGAAAGAGAGATTGAGCCATTTTTCGATGCGGTCTGTGGCGGTAGGGTTTGTTTTTTTAAGGGGAGCGTATGCGTATTGAGATCTCGACAATGAAAGGTGAAATACCTCGCCTTGAGTCTCATCTATTGCCAAACGAAGCGGCTTCTCTGGCGTTTGACTGCACTTATGAGCGTGGCGTGGTTGCGCCGATGCGCTCAGATCAAGAGCATGGCACCTTGGCGACTCTGTCACCGGTCACGCTGTTTTATTATGCACACTCACATTGGTTTACCTTCACTCAACGCGTGAGTGTGATTGCTAATCCGATGGCGCAAGATGCTTATCAACGAGTCTATTGGACAGGGCAAGGTAAACCCAAGGTGACCGCACAAGATATTGCGGTTACACAAGGTCAAATGCCAGCCGCGTGGTATGACTTAGGTGTGCCAAGACCTATGGGTAAGCCCGTTGTGATTAAGGTCGATGCGACGACCGGCGACCATCCCCCTGAGGGCGAGTTACCCGCCTACGATGATGAAGACAGGCTCTACATTCAAACCTACGTGACACGCTTTGGGGAAGAAGGGGCACCGGGTTTGCCGAGTGTCCCCGTATTGATTGAGAAACCCGGCTCGACGGTGACGGTGCAACTCGCGCCAATGTCTGTCAACACACACAATATCACTCACACTCGCTTGTATCGTTCGGTATCTGCGAGCGGGGTTGGGGATTATTTACTGGTCGCTGAACTTCCCATCAGCCAAACCGAGTACTTAGATTCGGCACGCAATGTCAATGGACCACCGCTTGAAACATGGGACTACGATATGCCCGATGCCAATATGCAGGGACTGTGCACAATGGCGAATGGCATTTGCGCCGGCTTTGCGGGTAACGAGGTGATGTTCTCTGAAGCCTATTTGCCCTATGCGTGGAGTAAGAGTCATCGTGGTGTTACGGATGACGATATTGTGGCCATCGCTCCGATTGAAACGTCACTGGTTGTGGTCACTAAAGGCAAACCGTACCTCTTTTCTGGTGTCACACCGAGTATGGTTACCAGCATGCGCCTTAATGTTGAGCAAGCGTGTGTGAGTGCCCCCTCCTTGGTCGTTATAAACGGGATGGCGATGTATGCCTCGCCGGATGGCCTAGTCGCGATTTCGGGAACGAGTGCGACTATCATCACCGATGGTATTATGGATAGAGAGAGTTGGCAGAATTTCATGCCAACGACGATCAAAGCGTGGGTTGCTGAAGGTCAATATATCGCTCAATACCAAGGCGGAGCGTTTATTTTTGACCCAAGTACGCACAGCCTGACGAATTTATCGAATACATGGGATAGTGCATTTCACTACTTGCATGACGATACGTTATTCATTGCCAAGGGCAATACGCTTAACGCTTGGCAACGAGGTCATCAACCGGTCGCCATGACATGGCAAACCAAAGTTTTTCTAATTCCTCAGCACGCCTTTTTAACTTGCGCTCGCCTTGAAGCGAAAGCGCCTGAACGTTTAAGGGTAACGGTTATCGTCGATGGTGAGGCGATTTTCAAGCTGGAACAGGGCGAGCTCACTCACGCGCCATTTCGGTTGCCAGCAGTACGCGGCAGCCGATGGCAAATCAAGGTAGAAGGGACCAGTCAGGTCGAGCGGATTGTCATGGCAGATAGCCTCTCGGAGTTGTACTGATGGCAAAGCGATCGCCTTTTCGGGCAGGACGTTCACTGGAGGCGTTGTACGAAAACGTCGAGATTTTAACTGGGCAACGTGGCGATGGTCGTTATCGAGCGGTGACCGAAAAAGAGGTGGTTACGCTCAATGCGAAAAACGCGCAATCGAATGTGAATCAAAGCAGCGAATCTTCATCGAGTTTGGTTCAAGTCCCGCATGCACCCCACCACGTGCAAGCCTTTGGTGGGTTTACTGCCATCTTAGTGCAATGGGATACGCCACAATTTAGAGGATTTGCATACGCTGAAGTATGGCGGGCAAATCGCAATGACTTTTCTCAAGCCGTAGTCGTGGCGACAACGCCGGCTAATGTGTTTTCTGATGTGGTCAACGCAGGGAGCCGATTCTATTACTGGGTTCGCTTCATCAATACGAAGAATTTTGCGGGACCTTACCATGGCGTAAACGGGATACTGGGTGAAACCTCGCAAAACATTGGTCAAGTGATTGATGAGCTGGCCGAGCAGCTAAAACAATCCGAGCTTATTCAACTCTTGCAACAAGAGATAAGTGCTAAAGCGCCACAGACTTTGCTGGAACAACTGGATAGTGAGCTGGCGGCTTCTGGAAAGCTGATCGCGCAAATCCAGCGCCAATTGAAAAGTGCGACAGAAACCTTCGCGGTTCAAGTGACTCAGCTTCATGCATCTTCACTGGCAAGAGATGAGGCGCAAGCCGCGTTGAATGAAGCGAAACTTCTTGATGTCTCGACGGTGTTTGCAAATGCAGATCAAGCATTAGCCGAGCGAGTGAATACCGTTGAAGCCGTCGCAGGTAACGCCAAGGCCGCCGCGCAAACCAATGCCCAAGCGATAGCGACCATCAATCAAGATGGGAGCGTGGCATTTAAGGCAATGTGGGGGGCGAAAGCGCAAGCGGGCGAGATTAGCGCTGGGATTGGTTTGATTGCTAAGAGCGATGGCACCAGCCAAGTGGCAGTCAGTGCCAGTCAATTCTTTGTCTACGATCCCAATAAGCCCGGAACCTTAGTGCCGACGTTCGCGATTGATAATGGCGCAGTCGTGATCCCCAAAGCGATCATTGAAAAAGCGACTATTCAGATCCTGCAAGCACAAACCATTGTGGCCGATGAAGTGAAGGTGGGAATCGAAATCGCTTCGCCAGTTATTCATACCGGTCAATTGCGAGGTGGTGACGCAGGATTCGGTGCGGGTGGTCCTTATAACGGCTATCACACCTTTATTCACTCAAACGGCCTCTTACAAACCAACAATTTACAGGCCAATAATGGTTATTTTCGTGGCAACATCGAAGGAACCACCATTAATGGCGGTGTGATCAAAGGGGCGACAATTATCGCCAGCACCTTCTATCAATCGGTAGTACTCTATACCACATTTGGGGATAACGCGACGACCAGCCTCTCTTACCCTTCTGCGCTAGGGGGCGGGTTAGTGGTCACCTCTGAATCAGTTCGTGTGACCTTGCCGGAAACCAGCTACTACAGTGATGGCGCGACCGCTCCGGTGGATTTTTTCCCAGCAGGGGATGTGTCCATTAACACCATGAACCGAGCACGTTACCGCACTATTCCAGATGGAGTATTTAACTTTACGGTGAGGCGGCCAAGAGTGGGGGGCTCTGGTTTTTTACAAATCTTTGTACAGGCCATCAATCTCAGTGGTGGAGTCGTTGCCGAGGCAAGGATTGTCGGAACCGATACCGCCAATGCGGTAGGTACAACCGTAAATGTGGCTGGGGTGAATTTTGCGCTGACTTATTACCGAGGAGGAAGCAGCGGTTATGCTGTCGAAGAGGCGCACATTGCGAGTCGTCGTTCGCTGTTGGGTTCGGGCTGGACTTACTCTGCTTCTAAATCTTTACGCTTTCGGCTGCGTTTAACATCGCTGCACGATGGTGCGGTGATCGTCAACATGTCGGCCTCTATCAATAATAGTATTGACCCAAGGTGATGGCATGATGGTGACAACTGAAAAAGAGCCATATCGCTTTTACTTCCAAGGCGAAGTGACCGACTGGCAAACGTTCAAGGCGGCTTATGATGCCGGAAACATCTCCGATGAACTTTATTATGAGCGATTGGCACTGCGGCAAACGTGGCTTGACGGTCATGAGGTCAATGAAAGGGCTTGGGCGCGCGCTGAACTTGCGGCTACCGATTTTATGGAGTTGCCAACGGCGACCTATCAAGGAGAGCGGTTAGTGACATCGCCAAAACTTGCTGAAATGTTGGCCTATCGCGAAGCGGTGCGACGTTACGATTTACGTGAAGAGTCTCGCCCATTGAGACCAACATGGTTTGTCGATGAGTCTTTATAAACTGTCTTACGAATCGTGGCGATCTCGAGTATTGCCGTTGATGGAACAGACCGAGGAGCGCAACCAGCACTGGTTCGCCAAACAAGTGGATGAAGCCCTACTCAATGGTAGGGCTTCGCTGTTTTTGGTGGAGGAGGGATTCTTCGTCCTTGAGCCCAGTTTGGACAATGGTGAAATGCAGGTATGGGTACTGTTTGCTTGGAGCAATCAAAAAGGTGCGCTTAAGCGCCATTTAGCGACAGTAGAGCAGTTAGCTAAGCGGATAAAGGCCAAGAGGTTACTGCTGAATACTGCCGTGAAAGCTTTGCAAGTAAGCCTTATTGACGGTGGGTTTTGTTGTATCGAAACCGGTGATGTTGAGACTTGGTGCAAGGAGATCTAATGGGTGGGAAAAAAGATGGCCGCGTTCAGGAAACCGCGGCGGAAATCGCCGCTTCCCAAGTTGCGGTGAAAGAGTGGAACTTATACAACACAGAGCTCAAAGCGTTTGAAGATATCTTCATACGGCGAGTGAACAACCTTAACTCAGAGGCCAATATGGCCGACGTGAAACAGGCGGCAGATTTAAATTATCAAAGCGAGTACGGCAAAGCGCGAGAGGCGGCCACTGAGAATCTTGTGGCCTCCGGTGTTGATCCGAGCTCCGGAATATTTAAAGCAACGTTAAGCCGTTTGGCGACAGACCAAACTCTCGCTCAGGGCGATACCGTAAACCGCGCTCAAGTCAATGAGCAGGACAAGTATGTGGTGGGTAAGCAAGATATCGTCGCTCTCGGTGCTGGTCAGAAAGCCGAAGGCTTAGCTGGTATGGAAGAGACCGCGCGGCTCTCTTTGAAAAAAGCCACAAGCGATGCCGCCACAGCGTTTAACCGACGTAGCGCGAATGCTCAGGCTGTAGGGACGTTGGCTGGGATTGGAACCAGTATGTACATGAACCGTGCCAAGCCAGATACGAGCTTTGTAAATGTCGATACTAAGACGCTGAAAGGTCAAGCGGGCATGGATCAGAACTATGTACTCAACAGAGGGTAAGTGATGAGCGTTAATGTTTCAGGTTCGGCGGCCAATAACTACGCCAATATCACTCATGCCATGTATCACGACTGGTTAGAGCGATTTTATCCGCAGCAAAAACAGCTTTTAGAGCAAACACAAAATGGCGAGTTACTGACACAGCAACTTGGCCGAGTTGGAGCCAATTTTTCGAGCGCGCAACAGAGTGCGCGGCTTGCGAATGTTAACCAAATGGCACGTTTTGGGATTGGGGTAGACACCAATTCTAACGATGACGCCAAGCTCTCTCTGGCACAGGTGACGGCCAAGAACAGTTTGCGTGAGAACGAGCAAGAGCGTGCGATGAGTGTGCTCAGTGGTGGCGCAAAGGGGAAATTATCACAGCTTAAAGTGGGGTAATCATGGCATACAGTTTATTGAATTTAGGTGCAGATACCCGCAAACGTGCATTGGCAGGGATGCAAGAATCGGCGCAGCGTGAAGAGCAGCGTAATCAAACCAATCAAAGCCTCAAAGACGCGCAGCGTACCAAGCGTTTATCCAGTGTCACCACGGGTACTGGCATGGGCATGATGGCGGGCATGCAAGCGGGTAGTGTGGGTGGACCCATGGGCGCTGCGATGGGTGCGGCAGCAGGTTTGATTCTAGGGGAGCTTTTCTAATGCAGTTAGATACACGCAGCGCTATTGATGGTGCAATCCGCGGATTTCTGGTCGCAGAAGGTTACTACCAGCGCAAAGCGGATAATGAACGCCAAGCGAAATTGGATGAGCGTAACGAGGCTCGCTATCAAGATGAGCGGTCTAGACTCTCTCAGATTGAAGCCAAGAACGAGCAACGTTATCAAGACGAGAAGGCTTTTCGTCAGGCTGAAACGGAAAAAGCCGATAAACGTTATGAAGAAAGCCTTAAACGAGAAAATGAGGATCGCATCCAGCGTTATCGGCTACTTGATGTACAGGTTGATGCGCAGAAAAGTGCAAAAGCACTTAGCCAATACCAGCTCAATCAGCAAAAGAAAATGGCTTACATGCAGGAGAATTTGCCGTTAATTCAATCTGGCCTCAAACGTTACATGGAAACCGGAGAACTTGATCCCTTGTTTGAGCAGGAACACATTAAGGGCAGCGCTTACGACCCGCGCCGTTATACACCTCGTGTGGTACAGGCGGCCTTTGATATCGAATCGACAATGCCTAAAGTGCTTGATGGCTCTATTTCTTACCAAGACTCACAATTCACCAAATCGATGGGCGTGTTGCTTGAGCGAAATGTTAAGCAAGGGATTGGCGATAAAGATCCTGAATCGGGTAAGGTGATTAAGGATAAAGAGTATCTGCGTCATGATTTTGTTGCCGATATTGACCCAAATCGCGAAGGCGATCAGCCGGGCGTGGTGGTCGGATTGAAAGTGACGTATGAGGACGGTACGACCAAAACCGCGCCAGTAACTGAAAGCCGTTTGGCTGGTAGCCAAGAAGCCGTAAAAGTGATCCCGCTCGATGCGTTAATGAAAGACGTGACAGGCCAAATCCATATGGCTAAGCAGTTTTTTACCAACGAGCACTATACCAACCTTTTCAATGTGGCAGAGACAAAATCACGCACTGAAATGGATAAGCAGTGGCGAGAGGCGGTCACAGAGCTTGAAAAAGACCGTACTGCAGCGCTGAATGACTTGCTGGATCCGACACCAGAGCAAATTTCCGTGGTTAATACTCGCTTTGATGAAAGAAAATCGATGATTAACCAAGTGTATGGACGATTAGGTGACAATCAATCCAATCGTGAGGTCGGATCAAATGCCGCGCAGAGATGGGCAGGCGAAGACCCACAAAAGCGCCAATTCATCACTGAGCTCAGTCAATCTATGAATCTCGCTGAACTGACACCCGAAGCATTGGAGCATAACTATCAGCGAGTTCTGACAATAAAGGAGAATCACGAAGCCGAATTAAAGAAGCAGCAACAGTTAGAACGATTACGCCAAAGCCAGCAATCTCAACAAATTTATGAGGATTCAGGGGTGTATGGTGCCGCTAAGCCAACCGATGGTAGTGATTCGATGAAGTATGGTAGCCACAGCCTACTCAACCGCCATGAGTGGAATACCACACCAAATGGGGAGTTAAGGTTTTAGGGTAAACCTAGTTGAAAGATAAAGTTACACTTAAATCGATAGGATTGAATTTCGTAGTTTATTCCAAATAGGGCGGCGCTGCTTCGGGAGTGTATCGAGTGAAGAACCGCACATGGTAATAAATTCCTGACACTACTGAGGAAAACTAAACAGGATTCTTCTTTGTTTAGCATCCACTTCTTTCACCACAATTTTGACTTGAGTGCCCAATGCAAAAGTGGTGGTTCGGCTAACAATTTTTTGTCTCACTCCATCAAACTCAAACTCTCCGTTTTGGAAGCTAGATAGGGGAACTAAACCTTCGATTCGATTTGATTCTAGCTCAACAAACAGACCAAAATGAGTCACACCAAATACCCGGCCGGTAAAGCTTTGCCCGATGAATGGCTTTATGTAGTGGCACTTCAACGCATTCTCGACCTCACGGCTTACCTCATCCGCCTGACGAGACTGTTGAGAACAATGCACACTTAATTGCTCAATAGCCTTGCTATCATAAGGATAATTTGTTGGCACTCCTGTGAATTGACCAAGCGATTTGAGTTTGATTAGTAGGCGTTGGAATTTACCTTTCGCTTGTTCGCGCAGTTTAGAACGGATCGCTCGGTGAACCAGCAAATCAGGATAACGGCGAATGGGGGATGTAAAGTGCGCATAAGCCTCATAAGCTAAGCCAAAGTGTCCCATGTTTTTAGGAGAATATTCGGCTTGGCTTTGAGAACGTAACAGCAAGGTGCGAATCACATCCCTTTCTTCTAAATCACGGACTTGATCTAAAAGCGCATTGTAATCGTGTGACGTGGGTTTATCACCACCTCCGAGGATTAAGCCTTTGTCGGCTAGCATCATGCGCAGTGAAGTGAGCTTTTTCATCTGAGGGCCGGCATGCACTCGATACAGGCTGGGTATTTTATGCTCTTGTAAAAACTCAGCGGTAGCCACATTCGCACACAACATGAATTCCTCAATCATTCGGTGCGCATCGTTACGAATAACAGGATCGATCGAGGCGATTTTCTTCTTATTATCTAAAGTAAACGCGAGTTCTTGAGTATCAAAATCAATCGCCCCTCTCACTTGACGTTGTCCCAGCAAATTCAGATATAAACGATGCAGGTTGAGCAAGTGTTTCTCGACCTTGTTTGAACGAGAATTGCTCCGTTGGTTCGATTGCAGAATCGTCTCGTTGACCTGCTTATAGGTCAACCGAGCATGGGAATGAATGAGGCCTTCAGAAAACTCCGCATCCAGCATAGTACCTGAATCATCAAAGGTCATCTCACACACCAAGACAAGTCGATCAACATTTGGATTGAGCGAACACAAGCCATTCGACAACGCTTCAGGCAGCATTGGTACGACATATCCAGGGAAATAGACTGACGTCGCGCGAGTTTGGGCTTCGAGATCTAAGGGAGCATTTGGTTGGACATAGTGGGACACATCTGCGATAGCGACAAACAGTTTCCATTGACCATTATCCATCGGATAGCCATAGACTGCATCATCAAAGTCTTTGGCATCATCACCATCTATGGTCACAAAAGGCAGATCTCGGTAGTCAACACGCTGTATTTTGTCTTTTTCATTTACATCTGATCCAAAAGCAAGGGCAGCGCTGAGTATTTCACTATCCCACTGATCATTGATGCCGTGACGACGTAATGCCAGTTTTACCTCAATCCCTGAGTCACCCGGGCGTCCCAACACTTCCGTGATCTCAACCGTCGTAGAGTGTTTGTGATCAGGATATTTGGTCACTTGGGTGTAAACCAGTTTACCCACACTTTTGACTGTAAATTGATTTGGATTGACGTGAATGATCTGTGAAAACGTAGAATTTTCTGGTGATAGGTAGAAGTTAACGCCTTTTTTCTTAAGCATACCCACAATGTGTGTCGTTTTTCGTTCAACAATCTTAACCAAACGATTATTTGAACGGCCTTGTTGCTGAGCATCACCTTTTAGAACCAATACAATGTCGCCATCAAACACGTGTTCGAGCTGATGTTTAGGTAAAAATAGGTCTTTTTGATTATCGTCGTACGAGACAAAACCAAAACCATCAGCATGTAGGCTAATTCGACCCGATACTAACGCGGTTTGATCAACTTTTTGATAGCCTCTTCTGTGTGTAAAGGTGAGTTGACCATCACGTTCCATCGCTCGGAGCCGTTTTTTCAGTGCTTCTTTTTGATTTTTTTCACTTAACCCAGTCGAATGAGAGATTTGTTCGTGACTTAAATAGTGTTTTACTTTATCGAATAGACTAAGAATACAATCTCGACTAGGGATAACGTGATCATAGTGGTTAATATTTATTGTGGGTGCGGATAAGTTTAATTTCATGTGTTTCTCGTTTATTCGCCAACCGCTTTCAATATATAAACCAATTTATATGGATAAAGCACTAGGCGAGGTTGACTCTATTGCGAGTCTATTAATATGAATTCCAGAAAATGGAATAGAAGAATTAGGTAAACATTACCTAATGTTAGATATATACCAAAGGTATTTATACGGAAAGTATTAAATAGATATTAACCGTGACTTATGCAGTCAATGCTGTGAATTTTTTCAAGATAACTTTGGTATATAAACTGAAGAGAAATCAAAAGGATGTGTGACACCACGATAGAGTGGTGTCACATACTGCCTTACAACACTGTTACTTCAGCAGCTTGTAACCCTTTTTTCCCTTTTTCAACGAGATAAGACACTTTTTGGCCTTCAGCTAGCGTCTTGAATCCAGCCGAAACAATAGAATTGAAATGAACGAAAACGTCATCACCACCATTGTCTTGAGAAAGAAAGCCAAAACCTTTAGTTTCGTTGAACCATTTTACTGAACCAGTTGATTTATTAGACATAGATACCTCTATATTGGATTTTTTGGATTAATTTTTAGCTAATAAGTGCTATTTTATGATTTAGAGATAAATATTTTGTCGCAGGAACGTAAACGAGGGTATCGATGAGGAACTGAGAGAAATGTAGATCTTAAATTAAATAGCTCTCTTCTTAGGAGCTGGTATGCAGTATACCGATAGATTTGAGAATAGCTAGCTTTTTCTTTTTTTATTTTTGTAGTGATCGCTTAAGGTAAAGAGCGCTGAAAGTCATTCGTCGACACGCTGTGTGCTAGCTATACTTTAATCATATGTATAAATGACCTTCATATCGGATATCACTTTTGAATTGTCTATGGATTCACATTTCATGATCAAAGTTGCGATAGAAAAGGATAAGAAAATCTCTATCTATTTCATTTAATCTGTGTATAGTAAGCCTCGTTTTTATCTCGAACTATTCATTCCGCGGTAAGTCTAAATCTCTTCTCGGTATTCTTTTGAGTGACATCGTCATACTAAGATTTAGTACCGTATTTTTTTATTAGATTTTCTCAATGCTTATCACACGAGATATATCTATGATAAATAGAGCAACAGATTGCATCCGTTAAAAATAGTGCCTTACTCATATAACTGTTGGGGTTGAGAACTATCGCTTTACTTGCGTTTTTAAGGAATGCTTATTTTTAAGATTTAAGTCAAGCCTTAAAGAATATCTAAATGGCTTGCATGTAAATATTAATGTGTAACTTTTTAAAGGTACAACCATGAGAAACAAAAGAGTTAAATTGCCTAAAAAAAATAAGAAAGGCACTTATGAAGCAAAATTCGAAGAGATGGTGAAAGAGTACCATAGAGCGCAAGCTGTTCTAGGAGAAATGTCTGAGGGTTCAGACGAATATACTCAACAGAAGATCCACTGTGATAGCCTATTTGCTCATGCTGAGCGCTTCTTTAGACAAAATCAATAATTATAGAGCAGCGTGATTGTGGTGTGTAAGTTTTATTAATCTTCACATCATTATCATTACTCAAAGCAACAAGAATTATTTTCAATCTTTATAGGGTTTTTCATTCTACTGTAATTTTGACGATTTCATTGTCGCTTACGGAGAATATGAAACTTTCTTCTAAGTTAAAGCTTAAGGCATCTATGAAGTTATCGAAATGATAAAGTTTATCCCAAGATACTCTATATACAATTTCGTACATTTTACTTTCAATATTAAATACAATACGACTTGTTAATTCTTCACTATAGGCGGAGTATTTTCTGAGGGAAGAACTCCAAGTTTATCTCAATAATTTCATCAAAATAAGATGAATCTTCTCTTTGTTTGTCACTATAAATATTAAACCCTTTACAAGAAATGCCATCAGTTAATTTTAATATATGAGTATAATTATCATCTAAATTTAAATTGAAAAACTTTGATTCGTTCTCTATACATTGAATAATTTCATGATCTTTAGCTGGATGCAGCATAAAACCAACTCAAAAATTTTTATGCTCTATTTTATTTTGAGCATCAAAAAGTTCTAATACTTTTTTATCATCCATAATGCTCATTCATCAAACCTATGAAATTTCAAGTGTAAATAACCTGACTACCTAACGGTTCACGCTCTCTAGCCGTACACACTCTTTAGGTGATATTACATATGTGTGGCTGAGTAATGACGTGATTCTCTAGTCAAATTTTCACAGGGTACAAATTCTTCAGATTTGCTTTTCAATTGGGACCAAAGAACTCCCGATAAAACGACGGCCAAGCTACCGGCTATAACTGTTGCTGCGAAATTTTTGCTTCAGCAGCCTTTAACGCAGAACAGCGTTTGTTCAATAATCTTTGGTTAAAACAAGAAGCACAAGAGCAAGTCTCGGGGTCTTTCCAAAAGGGGCAACGATACTGCATTTCTGTATTAAACAGATCGATCATGGCGTGCGTGAAATCTCTGACGTTTTGAACTTGTCTATCATAACTCCAAAAGTTCACAGGCAAAAATTGCCAAGAAATTATAGGTTTATCAAGATCAATCAACTCTGCGATTTTCCGTTTAGTAGCTGGATATCCAAAAGTGTGGTAGCGTTTCCCATACTAACACCAGTCTATTAATTAAGCCGCTGCCTTCGGGGTGGCGGTTTTTTTATGCCTGAAATTTGGAGCTGCACATGCAAGACAAGAAGCTATTGGGCGAAGAACTGTCATCAAAATCGACCATTAATGCCTCAACGGATATGAGTCAGTCCGCTTTCTTACCGGAAGGCTTTCAGTTTGAAGCCCCTAAAGTGCCTCAGCGCGACTATGATGTGACGCTGGGTGATACCGCTAAAGCCGTCGGTAGTGGCGCTCTGCGTTCACTGGCTGGCCTTGGTGAACTCTCGGAGAACTTCCTTGGTGTGGGTGAGAGCTTTCGAGATTTGATGTCGTCTGGCTCGGATTATCTGCAAGAGAGCATGACTCAAGATGGCCGTGACGCCTGAATTCACGTCTCTTTGAAGAGAACGAAAAGGGCAATCCCGCCTTTGCAGAAGGTGCTGCGGATATCGATGTGTGGGCGATGAAAATTGCTGATGGGCTAGGCTCGCTGGCGGCTAACTTTGCAGGTGGTGGCTTTGCCGGTGCGGGTGCAAAAGTCGCGCTGCGCTCAACCATTACTAAGTCGATGTTGAAAAAGGGCATGACCGAAAAGGCCGCGCAAGCCGTGGCTGACAAAGCAATCTCACGAATGGCAGCCACCGGCGCGGGTGCAACGGGTGTAGGGACGTCGCTCGGTGGCGCAAGCATGGATGCGCGTGACGCGGTAATGCAGATGGATAGCTCATGGCTTGCGGATAACTCGGAGTATTTTCAGCAATCCTTGCTCCGGTTTGCTGATGATCCGCAATATCAGGGGATGAGTGCGACGGAGTTATTCGATCTCGCTAAGGAAGAGACGGCCAGTTATGCCAGCTTGCAAATGTCTACCGACCCGACCGCCGTGGCGGCCTCTGTCGCCGGTGCGATGGGTGATAAGTATTTGTTTGGCGCGTTACTCGGCAAGATGGGTAAAAAGGGTGTGGTTGCTGGTGCGGCGAAAGGGGCGATCGCCGAAGGCGGTACGGAATTTATTGAAGGCTATGGTCAGACTTATGTCCGAAACCAAGTGACCAATGAGGTGACGGGACTAGAGATTGACCCTACTACCGGTGCTTTGGTGGATGGCTTGGAAGGTGCGGTAATCGGTGGTGCACTAGGTGGTCCCATTGGTGCGGTTGGTGGGTATCGTTCTAAAGGGCAACCTAATGAGAATGCGCCAACGCAAACGAACCCGCAGAACGTCAGTGATACTCAAGAGCAAGAGATAGCAGAGCAAGCCGCAGATGAAGCTCAAGCGATGCCTAACAATGGGGATGTGCCCGCGCAAACTGCAGCCATGAATGCGCCTGAGCCGGTGCTGAACCCACAAGGGCAATACGATGAGTTGCTGCAAGGTGCGCAGCAAAGACAAGCGGATAATGGCAGGGATGCGGCGCTACGCTCTCGCTTTGCGCAAAGTCGCCAAGCGCTGACTGAGCGTGGTGTGCTGCCAGAGCGCAACGCTTACCAAGATACGATTGATATGGCTCGCGCCGTAGATCCCACGCGGGCTGCGGAGATTGAGCAATTCCTGAAAAGCGAAGAGGCAGACCAAAATCCAGAGTTGATCGCACAGCTAGAGCGAGAGTACGAGTCTCTTGCGCAAAAAGGGCGTGATCTCGATATCGATCCGACGTTAACCCAAATTGAACACCGCCAAAACCAAAACCGTTTGGCGATGGCCAAGCGTGAAAAGCCGCACCAGCGTATCGAGCGCAAGCAGAATGAGTATCAGCTCGATGATACGGTAAGCTCACGTAAAGCAGCGATTCGCGCAGAAATGGAGCCTCAGTTACTCAAGGAAGACCGTAATAAGCCTGAGCTGTTAGAGCGTATGGTGGAGCTGGAATACGCCCGCCGATACCCACAGCCTGAGAAAGCGAAAGTAACCGGCGATCAGGATAATGGTTTAGAGCAGTTTAAGTTTGCCCGTTTTGACCGTGATACGGCGCAAGCGACCATTGAAGCTAAGGCGCAGGAGAGTAAGAACGCCGCGCAATTGGCCGCCGCACAGCGCGAAAGAGACAGCCGCCCTACTTCACCGGATGAGAATTCAGCATGGTTTGGTGTGCATCCTGAATCGGGTGAACGCACGACTCGCGCTTTTATGCGTGACTTAGCCAACCAGAAAGGACAGGCACAAGCTTCTGAGCGCCAAACCGATCTCGATTCGCGCCGTGAGCGTCTAGGTCAGCCGGTATCGAGCTTTATGGAACGCCTGAACTCGATGAAAATGCGTGAACAAGGCAAGAAGCCTATCCGTGATTTTTCGGGGATTGCGGGAAAAACGTCAAGAATGTCGAAGCGTTTACGCAAGCGCTTAAGTCGTGCTAAAGGCTTTGATACCGATGCGGTTTTAGCAGAGTTTCAAAACCATGAGAAGCGCCTCGCCGCCTATGAAGAAGCCGCCCGTCGCCGTGCTGAGTATGAGGCGACTCTGCCTGAGAATATCGAGCGTCGTAAGAATGCCGAAGCGCTGTTTAAGGAGTTTGTTAGCGACACTGAGGCGCGTGCCTTTGCTGAGAACGAAATCACTCAGACGATCAGACGAATTAATGCGTTAGTTGATGTCTCGCCACAAGGGTCGGTATTGGAACTGGACGGGCAAACCAGCTCATTACCGGTTATTAAAAAGCAGATGGCACACAGCGTGCGCAATTTGGCGAATAAGTTTGTAGGTAAAACTGCCGCGATGATGAACGCCGCCGCGCTTAAGGAGGAGGCTAGTATACAGTCCCTACGAAGCTTGGACGAGCCTGATATCATTCGACAAGCAAAAGCGGTGATCCGCGAGGTTATTGATAAGAATGGTGGAGCCAAACCCAAGCTTAAAGGTGTGCGCGAAGCTTATCGATATAAAGGTTTTACCGCTAAGGCGCTGCAAGAAGCGCTAGGCGATAAGTCCCTTGCGGATTTCGAGCGTGAGCAAAAAGAGAGCTATACAGATAAGTTATCTGCCTTATCTGAACCTTCAATTCATTCTGGTCAAGAAGTACCACTACAGTCAAAAGGAGATATCTACCATGGCAACGAAACCTCAAATACAGCAAGACTTGATGAAAGATCTTCGCAGCAATCCGAAGTACAAGAAAATGAGCAACGAGGAACTGACGCCAATCGCCCAAGCATTAGCGAAGAAGACGCGAGCGCGGGAAGACGAGCTAATGAGCCTAGGGATACATTACCTGACAGCAGAGAGCGAAGCGTATCGAGAGACGCTGTTGAGCGCCTAGCGCTCGATGAGGTGGATAACCTCGCCAATGGCACTGCTGCACAAAGAATCGCCGCGAATATCGCGGCGATTTGCTTAATGAAGGATCTCACCCAATCAGGGACGCCCGCGACGCTTGAGCAGAAAAAGGTACTGGCACAGTATGTGGGATGGGGCGGCCTCGCTTCTGTGTTTGATAACACGAATACCTCCAAATCGCAGCAAGCCGCGCACATCGAACTGAAAGCGCTGCTGACCGAAGAAGAATACAATAACGTTCGGATGAGTACCCGTAACGCCTTCTACACCTCAGAGGCCGTGGTGAAAGGTATGTGGAGTGGCGTGAAAGCGTTGGGCTTGGGCAACAGCCCGATGAATGTGGTCGAGCCATCGCTGGGTTCAGGTAACTTTATTGGTTGGCAACCGAACGATATGCGCGATCAATCGCGCTGGTTTGCCTCCGAACTCGACCCTGTGACCGGCAATATTGCCAAGCTTATCTACCCCGAAGCCGATGTTCAGGTAAAAGGATTCCAAGAAACGCCGTTTAAAAACGGCGTTTTTTCTTTGGCGATTGGCAACCCGCCTTTTGGCAGTCAGTCAATCCGTGACAACAAGAACCCTGATATTTCAGGGATGGCGATCCATAACTATTTCATCGCGAAATCAAGCAAGCTTTTGCATGAAAATGGCTTGCTAATGATGGTGGTGACAAACCGCTTCCTCGATACGCTGAACAAAAACCACAAACAACTGAGCCAAGAGCTGGATTTTGTCGGCGCGGTACGCCTGCCCAATACGGCGTTTAAGAGCAATGCCGGTACGGAAGTGACCACGGATATCGTGGTGTTTCGCAAGCTTAAGCAAGGGGAAACCGCCAAGAATACCGTTTGGACGGATGTGGACGGCGAGGTGAACGGTTTTCGTGTTAACCAGTGGTTTGCGCGAAATCCGCAATACATCCTGGGCGAAGTCGCGCAAGGCACGATGTACCGTGGTGATGAGAACGAATCGACGGTTAACCCTGTTTCGCAACACGCGAACCTTGAGCAGTCAATCAGCAAAGCGCTGGCCTCACTCGCGCAAGGGCTAGATTTAGCGTTAACCCCTGAAACCAAAGATGCGATTGCCGGTGAGGTGATGTTGGCGGAATCCGACCTTGCGATTGGCGGCATGATGGTGAACGCCGACGGCAAGGTGATGCGCCGTGGCGACGATCACCCGACGAATGGTGCTCAGGTGTATGAAGTGACGCCCGATTCGATTTGGAGTGATGATGGCTGGTTGATGAGTCGAGCGCGCCATTTTGTCGAGCAGGGCGATAAAGCGCGCCTACAACAGTTCGCGGACAATGAATTTCTGAATAAAGGCAAAATCAAAAGTGATTTTACTGGCTCAAAACTCAAAGAAAGCGCGGTCAAGGCGGTGCTGGCTTACCTCAACGGACAGCAATCCAAAAACCAAGCTTTGAACGCGCTTGATGACGCCATTGATAACACGCGCCTTGGTCCTAATAAGTTTCGCAAACTGAAAGCGATACTGACCATTCGCAATAGCGCACTGGCACTGCTGCGCGCCGAGAAAACCGGTGCGGGGGATATCGAGCGTCTGCGTCAGAGCCTGAACGTGCAATACGATGAATTTGCCAAGCGTTTGCGACCAAAGGTAAAAACAGTAAGCCCGCGACGCTGACCGAGAGCTTGAATCTTCTTGATGGCGATACCGGGATTGAAGCTGGCTTAGATAGTGTCAGTGAAAGCGGTGAAGTCACTAAGAGTGATCTCTTCTCTAAACGCTTGCTCTTCCCTTACAAGCGCCCTGAATCAGCCAGCAACGTGGCGGATGCGGTCAACTACTCGATGCGTGAACGCGGTAAGGTCGATATCGAGTACGTGAGCGGTTTGCTCGGTCTTGGCCATGATGAGGTGCTGGCGAAGCTGACCGAAGGTGAAAAGACTTATTTGTTGATGAACCCTGAAACGCAAAAGTATGAGTTCATCGACGATTACTTATCGGGCAATGTGAAGGCGAAGTACCAAGCGGCGAAGAGCGCAGGGCTAGACACTAACGTGAAGCTTTTGGAAGCCGTGCTTCCCGAAGACAAAACGCCAGAGCAAGTGAAGCCCTCTATCCGAGCAACATGGATTGACTCTGATGTGTTTGAACGCTTTGCAGAAGCGCTAGGTTATAAGGCTAAGGTGACGGTTAACCGTCATATTGGGGCTATTTCAGTGATGGGCGAGGCGGGCGGCTCACTGAGTGCATTAGGCTCACAGTTTAAGCATGACCGCGCCACACTGGCGGATTTATTGAACTCTGCCGCCAATGGCAAATCACTGGTGATTTACGACACCAATGGCAAAGAGCGCACCAAAAACGAGAAAGCGACCAAGGAAGTCAACGCGCTGGCCAATAAGCTCGCTTCCACGTTTGTGACGTGGGCGAAAAGTGATGCGCAGATTGCCAAGCAAATCGCCGATAACTTTAACGAGCGCATTAATACCCACGTTAACCGTAAATACAACGGGCGTTTGTATCTGCAAACCGTGGGGATGAACCCTGCAGTCGATATGCGTAAAACCCAGCTCGATGGCGCGCTTCGCATGATCCAGAGTAAAAATACCTTACTCGATCATACCGTGGGGGCGGGTAAAACCTTTACGGCAATCACCGGCATGATGGAGCGTAAGCGTCTTGGCCTGAGCAAAAAGCCGATGGCAGTGGTTCCGAACCATATCCTTGGCTCCTTCCATAAAGATATTTTGATGCTCTACCCGTCGGCTAACGTTCTGGTGGCGGATGATAAAGCCTTCACGGCCAAGAAGCGTAAGCAGTTTTTCTCACGCATTGCGACCGGCGATTACGACGTGGTGCTGATGGGGCATAGCCATTTGCGCGCCATGTCCAATGATATTGAGCATTTCCGCACGGTAATTAACGAGAAAATTGACGAGCTGCGCAGCGCACTGGAAGAGGCGAAAGCCGAAGCTAAGCAGTCAGGGCAGCGTGGGGCGACGGTCAAACAGATTGAGGACTCGATTTCCCGTCTACAAGACAAAATCAAAGAGAAAGAGGAAGCGCTGAGTAAGAACGCTGACCAAATCGGGTTTACCTTTGGGGATTTGGGCGTGGATTACTTGGTGGTCGATGAGGCTCACGAGTTTAAAAACCTGACTTACGCGACGCGCACTGACCGTGTGGTGGGGATGAACGATCCGAAAGGCTCCGAAAAGGCGCTCGATTTGCTCATCAAAACCCGCAGCATTCAGGGCTTAGAGAACGGTGGTGTGACCTTTATGACCGGCACGCCGATTTCTAACAGCTTGGTCGAGGTGTACACCATGATGTATTACCTGGGCCACGACACGCTGAAAGATCTGAAAATGTCTTTCTATGATGCGTTCGCCGGCTCGTTCTTCAATACGGAAATTACCTTGGAATACACGCCAACCGGCACGGTGAAAGAGCGCAGTGTGTTGAAAGGACTCAATAACATGCAGCAACTTTCGACCCTGTATCGTCAGTTTGCTGATGTGATCACCCAAAAAGATATGGTGAATATCTTCCGTCAGGATGTGGAGGCCAAGAACAAGGCGACGGGCGAGAATAAAGCGACTCGATTCCCTATCCCTAATATCAAAGGCGGTAAGCGTCAGCTAAACATCGCACCGGCGACCGAAGCGCAGCGCGAGTACAACGACTATTTGATTGCCCGTATGGAGGCGTTTAACCAGCTCAAAACCAAAGAGGAGCGGATCGCTTACGCTAAGATTGATAACCCACTGTGGGTACTGACCGATGCGAAAAAAGCCTCGCTCGATGTGCGCTTGGTTGACCCGACTGCACAGCGTGACCCAACAGGGAAAGTGTCTCGCGCCGCCGAGCGGATCAAATCGATTTACGACCAGTGGCAGGACGATAAAGGTACACAACTGGTGTTCTCCGATATGGGGACGCCCGCGAAGTACGCGATTGCGACCGTGAAAGCAGACCTTAAAAGCTTGGCGGAAACCGTCTTAGGTAAGGGCAAAGCGGCAGCGTTTATTTCCAGTCGTTTGGAAATCTACGAAGGGGAAATGCCGTACTCGCAAACGCTGAAAGAGTTGGTGGATAAGGTGAACGCTCAAGCGGAAACCGGCGAGATTGATGCTGACCAGTACGAAAAGCTGGAAGAGCAGATCCGCGAACTGACCGCCTCTACCATGACGGCGGATACCGGCTTTAGTGTGTACGATGACCTGAAAGCCTCGCTGATGGAAAAGGGCATTCCCGACGATGAGATTGCGTTTATCCACGACTACAACACCACGCTGAAAAAAGAGGCGCTGTTTGATCGCGTTCGCCGTGGTGAGGTTCGGGTATTGATTGGCTCATCGATGAAGATGGGCGCGGGAACCAACGTGCAAAATCGTTTGGTGGCCTTGCATCATATGGATGCGCCTTGGCGTCCGTCCGATATGGAGCAGCGCGAAGGGCGAATCGTGCGCCAGGGCAATCAGTTTTACCAACGTGCCGCGAACGCGGGTAAACCGGAAGATTTTGAGGTTGAGCTGATTGCTTATACCACTCAAGGTTCGAGTGACCCTGTGATGTGGCAAATCCTAGAGCGTAAAGCGGGCGCGATTGAGCAGTTCCGTAACGGCGAGTTAGATCAGTTTGTTGAAAACAGTAATTCGGATGCGGATAGCTACGCGGAGTTTAAAGCCGCTTCAACCGGCAACCCTATTTACCGTTTGAAACTGGAATCGGACGCTAAGCTTTTGGATTTAGACAGCTCCTACACGGCGCAAGCCAGCTCGATTGGTGCGGCAAAGCGTTTTGTGGAGCGTTTTGACGATGAGAAATCCATCATTGAATCACGCCTTGAAACGCTGCGTCAGGCTGATATCACTGAGTTTGATGCACAAGCGTTCACAACACTGTACCGTGATGCGCAAGCCGATTATTTAGCCGCGGATAATGAATACGATGCGGCGATGGCGATTTACTCTGAGCTGGATGCGAAAACCCGCAAAGAGCGCGGCTTGAAGAAACCGCAAAAGCCTAAGCGACCAATGATCCATGAACTCGATGATGAGTATTCCATCGAGCTGAATAAGACCATCATTCAGCCAGCGATTGCGGCGGTCGAGCAATCTCGGCGTTGGCAAGGGGAAATCAAGCTGGGTAAGCAATTGGGCTTGGTGATGGACGTGGATTATTTCACCCATGAGGGAACTAAAACGCCATTGATTGATGTGCGCTTGGTGGATGGCAAGGGTAAGACCATCGACTATATGGCGCGAGGGATGCAAAGCAGTTCGATTGTGCAATCGCCTAAGCTGATGAATGCGCTGCACCTCAATGCGATTGCCACGGCGTTAAATGGCGAGCAAGAGCGCTTCGAGAGAAAGCTGCAAAGCTTGCAAAGTACGCTCAAGGATTCGCGCCAGATTGCCAAGATGGATATCACCGCGCTCAAACAAGAGCTGGATGAGGCGAAAAGCCGCAACCTGTGGTTGTCGGTAGAGGCCTCGATGGCCGATATCAAAGAAGAACTACGCCGCAGTGAAACGCCTAACAAGTTTGTTGACCGTGAAAAGCTGCGCAAAGTGAAGCGCTGCACCTTTGATCCGAACTCTATCCGCCCTGAAACGGTTGAGCATAACGGCCAGCGTTACCAGACAGTGGGTGTGCGCATTCCTTATCCCGGCTGGCAATACGATTCAGTGATGCCAGCGCTCGATGCTAACGGGGATTATGTGCATCTTCTTCTTTCACACAACTCGAAAGTGGGGGAAGCGCCGGTACTGTCTGAGGTGATACCGCAACCGACTCAAACGCCCAAAGCGGAGTATGCGTTTTTGGCCGAGGCAAAAGCGCGCCATGAAGCGCGCCAAATTGAAGAGGCCAAACGCGAGATTGGCTCGCCAGTGGATGAGCCGTCGGGGGATTCAGCGTCGAGTGATGGCGTCGTCTTGTTTAGTCGTACCAGTACGAATGCAGGGCGTACCGGGGTGAAAACCGGAAAGATAGCCGGTGGTATCACTGTGAAATGGAGCACCATTGATGCGGTGACGCGCACGGCGCTCGGCAAGCTCGGCCTCAAAGACTTCACGCTGCGCTTTGAGACGGTGGATACGGAGGCGGATCTTCCTGATTATGTAAACACTGCCATAGCCAAGAATGATGCCAAAGGCGAAGTGTACGGGCTTTATGACACCAAAGAGCACAAAGTCTGGTTGGTCGCTGAAAAACATAATTATGCCTCAGAGGTAGAAGAAACGATTTTCCACGAAGTTGCTGGTCACGTTGGATTAGCGCGATTGCTCAAAGAAGGTAAGGCGCAACCGGATATGAATACCCTAGCCTTAAGGTTAGGCGGCATCAAAGGGATTCAACGGCTTGCAGAGAAAAATGGTGTGGACTTAACGCCTTACTTAAATTCCGCGCAGACGCTCACTAAGGCGGATGCCGAGGAAATTCTGGTACAGGAGCTGGTGGCGCATCTTGCTGAGCAGCAAAAGTTTGCGACGCCTATTCAACGTTTATTGGCGAAAGTGCGCGCTATGCTGCGTTCGTTATTTGGTTTTATTTACGCCCCTGAGTTTAACAATAATGAATTACTGACCTTGGTGTTCAAAGCAAAGGAGCAGCTAAAAGCGCCGCCGCCAAAAGATAAGGTGACAAGACCTGAGAATAATACGCTGTTTTTCTCTCGCTCAAGATCGCAGGGCGCACCAGCGGATACGGACTCTACTTCAAACCAGATGAGTGCCGATGAGGCGCTGGCACAAAAGCAAAACGCTTTGGTGAGTAAAATCAAACAGGCGCTGTATGGTGCGACGGTGATTGGGCAATCGCTCGATGCGCTTGGCCGCAACAAATACGCGATGTTGACGCTGCGCCAGATGGGGGAAGTCTCTGCCGTGATCAACAAGTCTCTGGGTAAGATGATTGACGCCTACCAAGGTGAAATCAACTCTATGGTGGTGACACAGAATATGCTGGCCGAAGAGGCGGCCAAGATGGCCGAAGACCTTAGCGATTGGGCTAAGGCGAACCAGAAAGAGGCGGATGAACTCTTTGCTTTTGCGCACGAGGCGACCTTGGCGGATGTGGACCCGTCTGAGGCGTTCCAATCCCGCGAGGAAGAGCTGAAAGAGAGTATTGCTAAGCAAGAGCGGATTTTGAAAGAAGAGGGCGGCTTAAACAGTGAACGTGGCTCTAAGGCTTGGAAAACCCTTCAAGAAGAGCGAGAGCTTTTGAAACAAGAGCCAAACCGCCGCAAGCGCCATGTGGAGTTACGCCCCAAATTTGCCCACCTCAACGCTGAGCAGAAGCGCCGCTATCGACAAATGCGCGATCACTATCATGCTCAATCTGAGCGGATGAATAAAGCGCTGGAAGAGAACATTGTAAGAGCGGTGTTTGATGCCAAGATCCGCAAAGCGATGCTGGCCGAGTTGCGCCAGCGTCACGAGCGCGCCGCCAAAGGTTTGTACTTCCCATTGTCACGCCACGGTGATTACTGGTAGATTTTGCCGATGAGAACGGCGAACGCCAATTTATGATGTTTGAAACTAAAGGCGAAATGGAACTGGCCGCCGAGAAACTGCGTAAGGCGCGCTTTTCTCTCAATTCTGGTATGAAAGCGCAATTTAATGCGGTGCAGAAGGCGTCGCTGCCGTTTGTAGCCGATGTGTTGCAATTGGTGGAGAAAGCGAACATGCACACACCGGCGAAAGAGTCGCTGAGTGATGAGATTTACCAGATGTATTTGCGCACCTTGCCCGCTCGCTCGATGCGCCGTAACTTCATTCACCGCAAAGGCGTTGCTGGCTTTAGCCAAGATGCGGTGCGAGCACTGGCTGACCAAGGCTTTAGACAATTGCGCCAGCAGGCTCGTCTCGATCATATGGATATTCTGGATAACCACCTCGATAGCATTCAGAAGTACGTGCATGAGCTGCCGAACAATGTGGAAGCCGACCGTGTGGTGGAAGAGTTGAACAAGCGCCATGAATGGGTGCGCAATCCTTCCCGCGCTGGTTGGGCGCAAAAGCTGACCAGCTTAGGCTTTGTGTGGATGCTGGGTTTAACGCCTGCCGCAGCGCTAGTGAACTTAACCCAAAACCTTCAAGTCGCCCTGCCTATTTTGGGTTCCCGCTATGGTATGGCGGAGTCTTCCAAAATGATGAGCCAAGCGACGGCGCAATACCTGAAAGCAGCATTTACCCGAAACCGCCCGAAAGGTCAGGGGATATTGGGAAGCGTGCTTACCGGTGGCGAAAAAGAGGCGATGCGCCGTGCTGTTGCGCAGGGCGTTATTGATGTTACACAAGCGGCAGACTTAGCTGGTTTGGCAGAAAACCCCAACGCGAAGTATTCAGGGACTTGGAACAAAGCGATGAACATCATTGGTTGGGCTTTCCACCATGCCGAAGTGTTTAACCGCGAAGTGACCTATATTACGGCCTACCGTCTTGCTATGAAGAAACACGGCGACCATGAAAAGGCGATCGCAGATGCTATCAAAGATACGTGGGACAGCCATTTTGACTACTCATCGATTAACCGTGCGCGCTTTATGCAAAGCGATATGGCGGCAGTCGCCCTACAGTTTAAGCAGTACAGCCAGAACATGACTTATTACTTGTGGGCGAACCTAGCCAAAGCGCTAAAAGGGGAGACGCCCGAAGTCAAATCGATGGCACGTAAACAGCTTTTAGGAACGTTGGCCTCGACCTTCTTTATTGGTGGTGCGGGTGCGTTGCCATTGTGGGCGATCACCACGGCGATTGAAGCGGCGCAAGAGATTGTGGGGGATGACGATGAGCCGTTTGATGCAGAAACTGAATTAAAACGTATGCTGGCCGAAGCGTTTGGTAAAGAGAACGCGGCGTTAATCTGGCATGGCGCTTTACCAAGTATTTCTGGCCGTATCTCACTCAATGATTTGTGGGTGCGCAGCATTAACCGTGATGTGGATGCCTCCACCGCGTATGTGGAATACATGAAGCAAGCGTTAGGACCAGTGATTGGTGGTATTGGTGTTTCATGGGCGCAAGGCTTGGCCGATATTTCTAACGACCAATTTGCTCGCGGTATCGAGCGTATCCCGCCGAAAGCGATTAAAGACGTGCTTAAAACCGCTCGATACATCAATGAAGGTGGCGTGACGACGAAGAACGGCGACGAGATTGTGAGTGATCTAACGGCCTTTGAGCTGCTTGGCCAAGCGTCTGGTTTTGCGATTGGCCGTGCGAACCTTCAGTATGATGAGAACAATGCGATTAAGAACTATGAAACCTTTATCGTTAAGCGCCGCCAAAGCTTGATGAACGCCTACTACACGGCCCATCGCCTGAAAGATGGTGAAGCAATGAAGTCGGTGATGGTGAAGATCCGCAAGTTCAATCAATCGCAATATGGTAAGCGTAACCCTATCACTACTGAAAGCTTAAGGCAGTCGCTGAAAGTGCGAGCTCGCAAGCGGTCAATTACGCAAAATGGAGTTCAGGTGAACCCCAAAATGAATTCGCTCGTTATGCAGTATGACTATTTCTGAGTGCTGGGCCTATAAGGTAGTATTTAGCCTATGATGATCTAAATGCTCATGTCATGAATAAATACCTTTGGTTCATAAGGTTATCGTAAGATAGGATCCCTTTGAAACTCGGTAGTCTGACAAAATTCCGCGAGTAGGCTAGGGTGTTTAATGTGAAAATTTTTATCAAATGGGTTTTGCTCTTGCTTGTATCTACCAGCTTAGCGCTGGTGATATTGGGAACGTTATTGTTCAAGTTGGAGTCTTCGCATACTCCAGATGACGCTCAGGTTATTGGGCGTATGCTTTGGTTTCCAGAACCCACGGCAAGAGGGCTTAGTATTGTAGAAAGCCGTCACCCTATTTACAGGATTAGGGTCACTTGTGGTTCGCCTGATGAAATTTGCCATGAAGGTCAGTTTGCGTATAAAGGCAACAAACTCGGTGGCATCGAACTGACAGATTTTGCAAACTACTTAGGGGAAGAGATCGTATTAAAAAATGGCGAAAGTTTAGAACCTGTAGAGTAGAGATTGTAACTTACTGATTTAATATACTATTGATGGGATTAATCAGTTTTTAGGCTGTAGAAATACAAGGATTTAAACTTATAGCCCCATTTTAGCCCCAATGATGGTGGCCTTGCTGTTAATGCATTGATTTTAAAAAGTAAAATTGAATGGTGCGCAATATGTTCGAAACTTGGTATAAGATGGCGAGCCTGATTCAATCGGGTCTCGATATCAGCCCAATCATCACTCATCACTTCAAAGTGGATGACTTCCAAAAAGGCTTCGACATCATGCGCAGCGGGGCTTCAGGCAAAGTAATCCTCGATTGGCAGTAACCGAAAATCTCTCCAAAGAGCGCTCCGCAAGGGGCGCTTGTTTTTGGCTATAAACAGTAAGGTGAAAAATACGACCTAATCCCGCCTTTCAAAAAGCCTTAATTTAGCCCTAAAAGAGTGATAGTCCAGTATCGGTGGTGTAGATCAGTTTTATAACAGACGTAATTTCATCTTCTGTTTTAATGTTTTTTATGTGAGCACACCAAACATGAATTTTTCTCATAGTTAATATCAAGTAACAACATTATTAACGTTATAGTTAACCAGTTATAAGTGAGTCATGAATTTAGCGAAGGATGATTTTAGTTTCATCTAATTCACACGGAAGATAACGCTCATGACTCAGAATTTTACATTTACTATTAAAAAGACTCGTCTTGATGAAAATTATCATCCATCAGACAACACTCGTATCACGACTAACTTTGCAAACTTAGCTCGTGGCGAACATCGTCAGCAGAACTTGCGTGGTGTATTACACATGATAGACCGCCGCTTCAACGACTTGGCTTGTTGGGATAACCCAACGGGTGACCGTTACTCGGTCGAGTTGGAAATTATCTCTGCTGATATCAAAATGGAAAGTACAAGCGACACAATTCCATCCATTGAAGTGCTAAAAACCTATATTGTTGATCACAAGACAGATCAACGCATTGAAGGCATTGTAGGTAACAACTTCTCTTCTTATGTTCGTGATTACGACTTTAGCGTGCGTTTACTTGATCATAATAAAGGCAAATCGCAATTCTCTGTACCAGAAGATTTTGGCCTTTTGCATGGCAGCATATTTAAGTCATTCGTTAACTCAGAAAGTTACAAACAAAACTTCACAAAATCACCGGTGATTTGTTTAAGTGTTTCAGACAGCAAAGTGTATAACCGCACGAACAACCAACACCCTATTCTGGGTGTTGAATACGAGCCGAATGATTTGTCGTTAACTGAACAATACTTCCAGAAAATGGGCCTACAAGCTCGTTACTTCATGCCGAAAAATAGCGTTGCGCCATTTGCTTTCTACTTCTTTGGCGATCTGCTAAACGATTACACCAATTTGGAACTTATCAGCACGATAAGCACCATGGAAACATTCCAAAAGATTTATCGCCCTGAGATTTACTTTGCTAACACAGTAGCAGGAGAGCGTTATCAGGCGAATTTAAAAAGCGATACCCATTCTTTAACTGACATTGTGTATGACCGCGAAGAGCGCACTCAACTCGCTATAAAACAAGGTAAGTATGCTGAAGAAGTCTTCATCAAACCTTATCAATCGGTTCTTGAGCAATGGTCCGAGCAATACGCTTAATCGTCAACGAGATAGTAGAACAGCCAGATTATGACAAAATTACTCCCAACTTCGACGGCAGGTAGCCTGCCTAAACCTATATGGCTAGCTCAACCAGAGGTACTTTGGTCTCCTTGGAAATTAGAAGGACAAGAGCTGATAGATGGTAAATACGATGCGCTACGTCTTGCACTGCATGAGCAATTAATCTCAGGGGTAGACATTGTGAGCGACGGTGAACAGACTCGTCAGCACTTTGTGACCACTTTTATAGAGCATCTACATGGCGTTGATTTTGAAAATCGCCAAACGGTGAAAATCCGTGACCGTTACGAAGCTAGTGTGCCAAGCGTTGTCGGGCCAGTGTCTCGACAAAAAGCGGTGTTTGTAGAAGATGCAAAATTCCTACGCTCTCAGACAGATAAACCCATCAAATGGGCACTGCCTGGGCCTATGACTATGGTTGATACACTTTACGATGCACATTATAAATCTCGTAAAACATTAGCACTTGAGTTCGCTAAAATTCTGAATGAAGAAGCAAAAGAGCTTGAAGCAGCAGGTGTGGACATCATCCAATTTGATGAACCAGCGTTCAACGTTTTCTTTGATGAAGTGAATGATTGGGGTATTGAAGCTCTTGAGCGTGCTATCGAGGGCTTGAAATGCGAAACCGCAGTACATATTTGTTACGGTTACGGGATCAAAGCCAATACTGATTGGAAGAAAACGCTCGGTAGTGAATGGCGCCAATACGAAGAAGTGTTCCCTAAACTGCAACAGTCAAATATCGATATCATTTCTCTAGAGTGTCATAACTCTCATGTACCAATGGAGTTACTAGAATTGGTACGTGGCAAAAAAGTGATGGTAGGTGCTATCGATGTAGCAACAAACAGCATTGAAACGCCAGAAGCAGTTGCCGCTACCCTCCGTAACGTACTGAAATATGTCGATGCCGACAAGCTCTACCCATGTACAAACTGTGGTATGGCACCACTGTCTCGAGATGTTGCACGCGCAAAACTCAGTTCATTAAGCGCTGGTGCTGAAATTGTGAGAAACGAACTCTTAGCTAAATAAAAACGTGTATTT